ATTTTCTTTTTGAATACATCTGTAAAATCAGTTTCAAAAGAATAGAATAAAACTTTAACTAAAGACTTATTGTTTACTTTATCTTCTTTATTGATAGAAAGTATTTCTCTAATTTCATCATCTGTTATTTTAACGCCTCCACGTTTCGCTATGTTCTTTAATTGACCAACGGTAATACTTTTTACTTCACCAAAATATTTACAGTCTGTAAAGTGTCTATTTGAAGTTTTACCATAAATGAAATTTTCATGCTTAATGTAATTTAATTTAATACCTTCAATGGGGTCTGTTTCAACTCTAACAGCATACAACTCTTGTTCTACTCCATCTATTAAAGCATCTTCTTTAATCATTTCAAAGTAGTTATCTTTAGCAACAGCAGACAAAGCAAGTTCCTCAGCAATTTCTTTTTTCAATGGAGAAGCAGTTTCTTCTTCTAACTCAATTTGCTCCTTAGATTGTGGAATTTCATCAAGTGGTACAATAGGCGTTCCAAACTGAGCTGTTTCTTGAATGAAGTCTTTGGCATAAAAGTTTTTAAGTTTCTGTTCTTTCCTTGCATTTTTAAGTTTCGCTGCGTGTACATCAATGGCACGTACAACAGGTGTAAATTGAGACATATCTACTCCATTATAATACTTACGAAGTAGTGTAGGTAACAGATTTAATTTATCTTCCCAATCTACGTTTATATGTTTGTCTAAAATTAGTTTACCTTTTATCTTAGATTTGCAACCATCTGGACTTTGTTTTCCTTCTGCGTATTGTCTAAATTTTTTAAGTTTATTGTATCTTATATGATAAGTTGAATCCCACTCGTTCCACATTGCTAATGCGTATTCACGAGCAAATTCTTTGCTAAGTTTCGTTTCGTTTGAAACTAATTCGTCAGGAAAGTTATAAATTATTGCCATTGTTCTTAATTGCTATTAAAGTTAAATCTGTCTACTAATTTTATGTCTGAGTTTACTGTTATTTCTTGTTTTGGTTTGAATAACATTTTTCCATTATAAGTTGCCGCTTTAGAAAGTTGCCACGCCACAATAGCATCTTTTGATTTTCTATTCTCACGAGTGTATTCTGTGGCGTGTTCATTTAATTCCAAGAAAGGACATTTAATGTTATTCTCATCAATATCTTCTGGAAGTATTTTATGGAAGTATGTTACTAATTGTTCTTCTTGTTTATCTGTATTAATTACTGATGTATAAACACCTCCCATATACCTTTCATCTGGTGTAAGTTCACTTGGGTCTTTAAATGGATTATTCAATAAAAAATACCTTAATTCACGCTTGTTTAATTCTTTTATTAAAGCATCTTTATTGGTTTCTACTAATGCAGGTATAGAAAAGTAAATCATACATTTTATAACATCTTCTACTGCTTCCTCAAAAGTTTCTCCCCTAAAGTTATAATAAAGCCAAGTTAAATCTGAAAGTGTTTCTGGTAAATCATGGTGATTGGTAGTTGTTCCTACAATACCTTGTCTTGAACCTCCATATTGAGTTCTATTTGCTGTATAAGGGTCTACTCCTATTGCAGCGAGATGACCATTTAAAGGAACACGCTTTCCGTTTCTATAATTGAAGCTATTACGCATTTCTAAAGGAATAGGCATAATACCATTTGGAGCGTATATTTCAAATCTACCATTTTCTGTACGAACCATTTCTACTTCGCCATCACGTTTGCCATCTTTCCAAACGAAATTACATTTAAACCATTGCGATTTATATTTTGGTGTAGACTTATATTCTTTAAGGAAATTGTTTAGATTAACCATTCCAGTAGTAGCATATAAATTAGTTGCATCTTCATCTAAGAAAGCATCTGTATCTACTCTTGGATTGTTACGTTTTTGAGCGTTTAACTTTTTAATGTCATCGCCACACGCAATTTCTTGGTTATCTAAAAATTCTTTAACACCAATAGAAACAAAATCACCGATTTCGTTTTTAATAGGTTTCGCTGGGTTTTCATAAATTGGATAACCCCACTCATCAAAGAATCCCATTGTAGAGAAATCAGCAGGAATGAATAATGCGTAAAGACCAGTTTTAGTAAATCCAGTTTTATCTCTTGAAGTTAGTTTAGAATTGTTATAAAACTTTTCATAATTCTTACCTCCTTTATTTGGTGGGTTAGCAGTAGAGCCACATAGAGCTTTTCCTACTACTTTACTACCGACAATGTGACACATCTTATGAGCTTGTTCCCAATATTCATTAATATCAAGATTCCCTTTCATTTTACCAATCTCATCATTAATAGATATAGTAACTTGAGTACCGTCATACGCATCAATAGTGGTAGCGTAAAAAGTAATTAGTGTATCTAATCCATTATCACTTGAATCACTTTTATTATTTGTGGTTAGTTTTCGCTTAGGTGAAGAAAGTATTAATTCTTTTTTAGGATTAACTTCACCTGTTCTTTGTGGTTGTAAATGCTTAGGTAAATTAAGAAATGGCTTTACAATATGTCTATCAAACAAAGTTTGAGCATCGGTATCTTTTTTAGATACTATTGGAAAGAAACCATTTTTAAAAGTAATAGACTTGTTATTAACAATAGAGCCAGAACTTGTAGAAAAAGAAGAACGTCTTGATTTAAGTAGTAAACTTCCTAAACATCTTTCATCTGCAAAACACGCTTCTACCCATATAAAATAATCTCTCTGTGGCATACGGAAATCACCATAACGCCTCATATCAGTTAATTTATAATGCTGTAAAAAGAAATAATAGTGACCAGTAATATAAATTGCTTCACCATCATTCATAAACCAATCTCCATTGAACTTGCGAGTAATATCTTCTTCAATAAATTTAGCGTGTCTATTTCTTACTTCCTTTAATTTAGATTCTGGATTAGGCTCATCTTTAAATATCTTATCAAAGTGAACTAACTCTTTTGGAACTTCATACCTTCTCCATTTTTGCAAATCGCTTGTCTTTTCTTCAAAACGAATTTTCTTTGGTCTTGCAGGAAGACCTATATTAAGACCGTTAATATTTATAATCTGTCCTAATGTACCATCTTTAGAAATACAAACAAAATCATATTCAGAATCATATCCATATTTCCAAGACTTTGTTTTATTTTTTTTTGCAATAACATCATTAGGTATTAGATTATCTATTACCGTATGTAAACTGCGTCTATATGATTTATTAATTTTCAACAAATTCTTCTATTATATTTGAACCTTGTGAGTTTCTTAAAATTTCTTCGTTTATTTTATCTGGATTTTCTAACTTTTCTATTCTATCAAGAATTTGATACGCAACCTTTGCTGACAATTCTTTAGCTTTAGAAATAGAAGATAGATAGTCGTCTGTGATACTTTCCCTTGCTTTTTGTTTTCTTTCTTCTTCGGATAATTCTTTATAATCTTTAGAAAGTAATTCTTCTGAACTTGGATTGTATTCACCAATATCCCTTGTAGTAAGTATTGTTAATTCGTGCCAAGTAGTTTTAAGACCTTCAATAACTTTATTCTTATATTTTTGGTCACTACTTTCATCAAGTTTTATTAAATCCATTAATGAAGTAGCACTTTTAAAAACTTGTTCACGAGATTGTACTACTGCAAAAAGTTTATGCTCTAAAACTGCACCATCTTTATTTGTAGGATATTCTATTTTAGAATCAAGGATTGCTAATAAATCATTAATCGCCTTGACTACAAAGTCGTGCATTTCTTCTCTACCTTGTTCTACAAAATCCCTTTTCATTAATCTATATTTAGATTTAACTGACTAAATAAATTAGTACCCAATGCTTCTTCTACAACTTTATTTACTTCTTCTTGTGCAGTTTTTACATTCTTATCAGTTCTGCGTTTAGTTTTAAAATATCTATCTGATATAGTACCATTTAGATAATCTAAAATTGCTTGTTCGTCATTAAAAACTTCTATGAAAAACTCTTTTGCTAAGTGTGCTTTTTCTGCTGATAGTGTAACATTAGATACCACGTTTCGCTGATAACCATTAAGACTATCATTGTAATCATGTAATAAAGCAAATAAGATAGCAGGTGCATTAAAATTTCCATTAAAATATTTCTTTGAAACAATTTTCAAAGCTGCCACGAATCTTACTGAAAAAGAATCAATCTCTTTTTTAGCAAATAAATAATCCTTTAAGTCCATAAGTATCTTTGACAACAAAAATAAATCTCAACATAGCGAAATTTGATTTTGCTTAATATTTAGATACTTTATGATAACACTCTTTGACGTAGTAGAACGAATAAATCTCGAAAAAAAAGAAATAGATAGCATATTCCGTAATAAGAGTAGGCACATGATAAACTTATATGCAAAAGAAGGACTTGGCAGATTAGGTATGTCTTTCGCTTTAAACATACATGGGTGGACTGTAAGTATACCTGCAAGTTGTAAGTTAGAAAAACCAAGCGGTTACAAGGAATTTATACGTGCATCTATTTTAGATTGCGATGGTAGATTGATAGAAATTACAAGAAATGATAAAATACCTAAAGAGACTTTCGCCTACCTTACCAATTGTGATGGAACTATACTACAAGACCAAAATAATACTTTGGAGACTTGTGGAGATAGTGCTGTATGTACTCCGAGTGACGATGTGTGTGTAGAATGCGGTTGTAAAGAATGCGATTGCGATTATGTTTATAATCCTATGTACACAAAAGAAGTAAACCAAATGATTTATGATGCAGAGAAATATAAAAACTCTTGGGTAAAAGCAAGTAATGATTCTGAATTTTTTACATTTAGTTCTGATTTAGAAGATTTAGTAGTTTTTGTGGAATATTATGCAGACCAAACAAAAGGATTAGATGAATGTGCAATTAAAGTAGATGATAATTTAGCACTTGCATTAGAGTATTGGATTAAGTACAGATTATTAGAAGGTGGTCAAGAAACAATGCAACAAGCAGAATATTTCAAAAACAAATTTAAAGCAGAAGCAAATAATCAAAAAGTAAAAAAGAACGCATTAGTTGTTAGTAAGTTATACGAAGTTTTATTTACTTAAACATACTATAAAATAATTACTATTTTAACTTTCGCCAAGTTACAGAAATGAGCAAATCAAACAAAGAAAAGAAAGACAAACTGCATAAAGTAAAGTCTGCAAAAGATAAAAGAAAAGAGAATAAAACATTTTTAAAAAATATTAAAACAAATTATAAAGACCAAGAGTTTTTAGAGAGTTTACAAAACAAAAAATAATGCCAAAAGTACAAAACACATTCCTGAAAGGGAAAATGGATAGCGATACAAACTACTCACTCATAGGAAACGACACTTATGTAAGAGCAGAAAACGTTCGTATTTCTGGAGAAGGAAATGATGGAGCTTTTAAAACACTTAAAGGAAGCCAATTAGTAAGTGAGCAATACGCAGAAAGTGGTGGTGTAATCATAGGAGCATACGAAGGTAGAAATAACAAAATGTATTTCTTCATAGCATTGTCTAACAAGAAATCAAAGATTGTAGAATATGACGTAGAAGCACAAACTTCAAGATTGGTAATATCGGATAACCAATTTTTACGCTTTGATTTAATTAGATGGAACGCAGGTGTAGAAATATATCCTTACCGATATTTATTAGGTATAAACCAAGTTGGAAAATATTTACTAATATCGGATAGGGTTTGGCGTTACCCAAGAATAATTGACTTAGAAAAAGATTACAGTAGTGGATTTACAGAACAAGAAATTATTCTAAATAAAAAGCCTCCATTATTAGCACCAGTTATTTCTAATAGAACAACAGATATTACAATATCAGACGAAGAATCAAAAAACGTTTTTGTATCTTTCGCCTACCGATATAAATATCAAGACGGTATTTATTCTGCACTTTCATTCTATACAGAAGCATCATTTGAAACACAAATTAATAAAAGTTTAGATGACGAGAGAAAGAATGAAGGAATGGAAAATAGATACAATAAGTTAAGTCTAATTGTAAACACAGGAACTAAAGATGTAACCGACATAGAAGTCTACGCAAGGGAACATAACAGTAACACAGCATACTTGATTTATAGCGCAAATAAAGCAAAAAAGTCACTTGCTGATAATACAAATGTTACAATAGATTATACCTACTCTAAAAACTACGAAGTGCTAAGTGAAACTGAAACTAAAGAAATGTTCAGTAGTGCGCCTATGTTCCCTAATTCACAAGAACAAGTGGGTAATAGAATGTTTTATGTAGGTTCAGTAGAAGGTTTTGATTTAAAAGATAAAGATGGAAATCCAGTATTAGTGGATTATAAAGTATCGAAAGTTCAAAAAAATTATGTAGCAGGTGGTGACAATAAAACAGCAGTATCTTTATTTTCTTATAAGGTAGCACCTGTATTCTTTAATGATTATAATATTGCTACTACCGCATTATTACCAACAGACCAAGCAAAGTCGGAAGTTAATATAGATTTCGCTGACCGTACCAAAGTAAATAAACTTCAAGTAAAATTACCAAATACATTTAAAGCACCAGAGTTTGCAACAAAACTAAAATTTGTAGTACGTTCTGAACCTTTGAATTATGAATTAATTTACCCTAATATCATTAAAAAAGTAGGAAATAAACTATACATAAAATTAGATGATGCTAATGTAAATAAAATAAAAGAAGGCGATTATATTATACCAGTAAGCACTAACCAAGAATACAAAGAATATTATGTAGACGAAGTAAGAGTAATAACAAAAGATGAAGGCTATGTATCTGAATCTGGACTATACGCAGTTATTAAAATAGGAGAAGAACTTGTAGTAATAAAAAATGCAGGAGATGATAAAAAAATAGCTATTGGAAGTTTAGATTCTACAAAATTTACAACAACTCATGTTTTAGATTACGCAGGAACAATAGACGAGCAGGATTTTATAAATAATGTAGGTCATAGAGCATATATTTTTTATAGTCCTTATGGTGTAATAGAAAGAGGAACATATTTCAAATTATATTTAAGGTATGTATATGGAGACAAGGATTCTTCTGATATTGCAAATACAGGTTTTACTCCATTTAAGGATGTAAATCCAATTATTATAGAACAATATATTTATGCAGAAAGAGACTATTCAAATATCGGTGAATTGATAAAAGAAAAATTCACTGATTATAGATTTACATTATCTGAACAAACTTTACTTTATTTGGGTGTATCACAACCGTATTTGCAAATAGATACTAATGAAGATTTTGCAGATTACGTAAGAGATGTAATGGGAAGTAGATTTTATGCACCATTAGGTGATATAAATCTTGGCGTAAGAAAGACAGCATACATTAATCTTAAAAGAAGTTTTAAGCCAATAAATTTCAGAACAAAAAACAAAAATAACACAGAGGAAGTATTCTTTTATGAAACAAGCAAAACCTATCAAATTGTAAATGGAAACATTATTGCAGATAACACTATTGGCACTGATAAAATATTTGATATTAATTTCTATAATGGTTATTCTTGGGGTGATGGTACGGAATCTTATAAAATAAGAGATGAGTTTAATGCTAATTCACTTAACTTTAATTTTAGAGGAACTGCTTATGAAATTAATGGTTACAAAGCGAAATACAGAAATGACATAACTTGGAGTGGTAAGTACAATGAAACACTTGGGATAAATCAATTAGGAAACTTTAACGCAACTGAAATAAACTGGAAAGAAGTACCTTTGCAATGTGGAATTGCAGAAAGATTAATATCATCAGATAATAACCTTACCATTTATTGCGAAAATAAAGTAGCACTTGCAATGTATGAAAAGTCTATTTTATACGACATGAATGGTGTAGAATCTGTAAGTTTAAGCGACCAAGTTTTAGGAGCAGTAAGTGTTTTAGATTATGAATATGGTATAGGTAAAAATCCAGAAAGTGTAGTAAAAGCAGGAGGAGTTCATTATTTTATAGACCCAAAAAGAAAGCGATTCTTAATAAAACAAGGGAATCAAATTCAAGAAATAAATCCTATTGGAAGTGGATTTTTTAGTGAAAGTCAAAAGTTACTAACACAATATAAATCATTTTTAGCAACTTATGATGATAAACACGATGAATATTTGGTAGGATTTGACCATCAACTTTCGCTTGGTTTCAATATGAATTACAAAGGCTTTACTCAATTCTACACCAATGCTTACGAATACTTACATAGTATGAATGGAAAGTTATTCACAGCACATAATGGAAAACTATACCAAAACGAAGTAACATCAGTTCAAAATAATTTAGTAGGACAAGGAGTTTTTAAATCTAAAGTAAAATTTGTTTGTAATCCACAAATGGATAGTGACAAAGTTTTCAAAGCAATGTACTTACAAAGTAATTACGCATGGGATATAGAAGCCAAAACAAATCTTACTTCTACTAAGTTCAGTAAAAACGCATTTGACAAACGTGAAAGTTTCTTCTACACAAACATTTATGGAGACAATGCTACAAATAAAGGTATAGTAGGAATAGGAAGTGTAGTAGAAATTACAGCAGACGTACTTAAATTTGGATATGAAATTTCTAATGCAGTAAACATAGGAGATGAATTAGTGAATAATGTAACCAATGCGAAATCTAAAATAGTAAACATTTCTGGAAAATACATAGATGTAGAAAATGGAGCGTTATTTAACGTAGGTAACTATTGTTATACAGAGCAATTAAAAGTTGGTGATTACAGACCTAATGGAGTTCCAATGAGAGGACAATGGTTAGAATACACATTAAGTCTAACACCAACAGAAGAAACATACTTAACATCAGTATATACAGAAGTAATTAAAAGCAATTTATAAAAAGTTATCCCCAATGTGTTGTTCACTTAAAATTAAATTCGTACATTTGTATTGTCTGGGTTAGGAACTAATTCGGACGTTAAACAAAAAACGTAGATAGCGGTTGAGCATTAGCCAACGTGATGACCTACGAAGCCACATCGCTTTTAGGCAAGTGGTAGTTCACTGTATTTTTTAGTTTTTAGGTTAATAGTTTTTATAATACAGCATACACTGTTTTACAACACAAAAAGTTATTTCAAGTATGCTGTATTTTTTACAATAACG